CCAGCAAAAACAGTTGAGTTTGTAGTACTAGACTTTACAATTGAGCCAACAGGTGCAACTTTTGGAGCATAATTTTAAACTAACGATATTTATAATAAAGAAATAAAATGGCAGTACTAGATCCAAACGAAATAATGTTCAGAGCCTTCGAGCCGAAGGTACAAAATAGGTTTATCATGTATATCGACGCAATTCCGTCTTTCATGATTAAAAACGTAACGGCTCCTTCTTTCACAGATGAGGAAGTTAAATTAGATCACATGAATACTTACCGTAAGATAAGAGGTAAGAGAAACTGGGAAAATATGGATATGACTCTATATGATCCGATAACACCTTCTGGAGCACAAGCTGTAATGGATTGGGCTAGATTATCTTACGAATCAGTAACTGGTAGAGCTGGATATTCAGATTTCTACAAAAAGGACTTAACACTTAACGTATTAGGACCTGTAGGTGACGTAGTAAGTGAGTGGGTAGTTAAAGGTGCTTTTATTACTAATATGGCACAAGGATCATTTGACTGGGCTACTTCTGATGTTGCAGAGCTTACAATTACTGTAGCAATGGATTACTGTGTATTGAATTACTAATTAATACTGACCATAAAAAATTAAAGCTCCGCATACCGGGGCTTTTTTTTTAGTTATATATGAAATTAATTTGGACTTATAGTGATAGATTCAAAAAGGGTAAACCTAATAAGAATACTGTTGCTTCTCACGAATATATTCAATTCCTTTTTAGAAAAGCTATAAAAGAAGCTCCTTCTTGTTATGAAAAGATAGTCTTTACTGATGATTATAATTTTTCTCTTTTCTCAGATCTAGATGTAGAACTAATCCAAGCACCAAAAAACGATTTTATTTTTTTAGATGATTTAAAGTTTGATGCTGCAGAAGCAATAGACGGAGAATTTATTATAACAGACGGAGATCTTTTTATCAAAGAAGAATTAACTATTCCTAAAGATTATAAAGTAGGGTTTGAACTAAAGGTTGACTGTAAACCTTGTTTAGATTCTAAAATGTTAATGCAAAAAGAAGGTATAGGAGATATACTACCATATTGGAAAGGTAATAATAGCTTTATTAATAATTTAGGTTTAATGTATTTTAATGATGATACTTTAAAAAAAGATATAGTTAATGAATATAGAAATACTCAATCCTTTTTTACAAAGTATATAGATAAGAAATATAAGATTAATGAAAGAGATGATTTATTTGGTGGAACAGGATGCTGTATGTTCTTATATCAATACCTAACCAGTAGAAATATACCTACATTTTATTTTATAGATGATAACTTTGGTAAATTTAATCACTTAGGAGCTCCAAGAAAGTTGGAATTCTTAGATGAATTTCATAAATTAAATGGAGGACCTCGATATTCAGAGAGAGTTTCTTTAATATGAAAGAAGTTACAGTTGTATTAACCAGTTGCGGCAGATTAGACTTATTATCTAAAACTATAAAAAGTTTTAATGAGTATAATACATACCCTATATCTAAATTTATTATAATAGATGATAGCGGTGATGAATCTATTCATGAAGAGGCAGATAAACTACTACCAGCCTTACTAGAACAGTATGATCACTTTGTTATATTTAATAATAAAAGACAAGGGCAGATAAAAAGTATTGATGATGCTTATAAACTTGTAAAAACACCTTATATTTTTCATTTAGAAGATGACTGGGAGTTTTATAAACATTCATTTATAGAACATTCATTTAAATTAATGGATGATAACCCAGACTTAATAACTGTTTGGTTAAGAGAAATGGATGATACTATGGATAATCCTATTGAAGGAGAACACCACTTTGCTACCTATCTTGAAGATGATAAACCTTTAGCTGTCTTAAAATACTATTATGTTAAAAAAAATAAAGGATGGTCCGGTTTTTGTTTTAACCCTGGTTTAAGAAGATATAGTGATTATAAATCTATAGCTCCTTTTAAAAGTATTGTACCTAAGGATATAGTAGATATACCTAAATCAGTTCTAGCAGCAGAATTAGCTATAAGTAAAAAATATGGAGAATTAGGATTTAGAGCTGTTATTTTCGATGAAGGATATGTAAAACATATAGGATGGGCAAATACAACTAAAAAAACACTACTTTAATGAAGTATAAACATAATACAAAACTTCATAACCTTAAGTCTCCTAGAGCAGTAGTACCAATTATTACTTCATTATTAGAACCTAAAAGTGTAGTAGATTTTGGATGCGGTTTAGGTAGTTGGTTAAGAGTTTTTAAAGACTCTGGTATAGATAAAGTATTAGGTTTAGACGGCAATTGGGTTGATAGGTCAAAATTTGAAACATCTGTAGTTAATAATTTTAAAGAAGTAGATTTAGAAAAAGAAATTAAGCTTAAAGAAAAGTTTGATTTAGCAATATCCTTAGAAGTTGCAGAACATCTACATAAAGAATCAGCTAATACTTTTATAGAGAACCTTATAAACGCATCAGATACAATATTATTTTCAGCAGCAGTACCTATGCAAGGAGGACAAAATCATATTAATGAACAACCATTAACATATTGGGTTAGCTTATTTAATGAGTATAATTATAAATTTTATGATATTATACGAGGTAGAATATGGAATATGGATAATGTATTTTGGTGGTATAAGCAAAATATGGTAGTATTTTCAAAAAATGAATTAAATATTAATTCTGTTTATCCAATAGATATTTTACATCCTCAATCCCGACCAAAAAAAACAGTAATATAGTTGGTTCCAAACTATTTTATTCATATATTTATTATTAGAACTAGTTTTAACAAAATAAGTATATGGAAAAACAAAACAAATTTCCGAGCGAAATTGTAGAATTACCTTCAAAAGGCTTATTGTATTCAAAAGAATCACCTTTATCATCCGGAAAGATAGAGATGAAATATATGACTGCAAAAGAAGAGGATATTCTAACTAACCAAAATTACATCGAAAGAGGTGTAGTAATAGATAAACTATTACAAGCTTTAATCGTAGACAAAGAAATAGACTATAATGATCTATTGATAGGTGATAAAAATGCCTTATTAATAGCAGCTAGAGTACTTGGGTACGGTAAAGATTATGAATTTAACTACGGTGACACAAAAGAGATTATCGATCTTACTCAGTTAAAAGAGAAAGACTTTGATTCTAAAGCGTTTAAAGCAGGTAAGAATGAATTTACTTATACATTACCTACTACTGGAGTTGAAATAACGTATAAATTGCTAACTCACGGTGATGAAGCAAAGATTCAAAGAGAGATTACTGGACTACGTAAGATCAATAAAGATGCTTCACCTGATTTATCTACAAGATTAAAATATATGATTACAGCTGTCAATGGAGATGGTGAAACTAAAACTATTAGAGATTTTGTTGATAATCAATTCCTAGCTAGAGATTCTAGATCATTTAGGAAACACATCGAAAACATTTCTCCAGATGTAGATATGAAATTCTACCCGGAGAACGGTCCAGAGGAGGGGGTGACGATACCCATTGGGGTTACCTTTCTTTGGCCTGACGCAGCAATATAGGGTTAATCTGTTTACTCAGATTCATGAGATAGTATTTCATGGGAAAGGCGGATATGACTACGATACCGTCTATGGGATGCCGATTTGGTTACGTAATTTTACATTTAAGAAGATGAATGATTACTACGAAGAGGAATCTAAACAGTATAAAAAAGGTACACCGGCTCAATCTATGCCAAAAGGACCTAATATTAGAAAACCTTCTTATAGTACTAAGGCTCGCAAATAGCGAGTCTTTGCTATTTATACATATATAATACCACACCGTGAATAAGGAATTAAACGAATTAATTAGACAGTTAGGAGTAGCAGGCGTAAATACAAAAGCCTTTGAAGCTGAGATTAAGAAAGTGGAGCAAGGTTTAGGTAATGCAAATGAATTAGCTGAAACTATGAAAACCACTTTGGCTGGAGCTATAGCAAATGCTAGGGGGCTAAATACTGAGTTCTCATCAATGAGACAAAATCTAGCTGCTAACCTTTCAGAACTAGAAAAGACAAATTCTGCAGTACAACAAGGAGTTAAAGCATATAGAGGACTTACTAGTGTTGTTTCTAATTTAGCGTCTGAAGAGGAAGGTATACAAAAATTTACAAAAAAACAATTAGAATCTTTTAAAAGTAAAGGAGCACTTGCCTTAAGAGATTTAAAAATAGCAGGTAATAGATTAG